AATAAATGTAGATAATGAGTACATTCCAGTAATAACTATTTCATAAACATCATTTGCATTATCATAATAAGTTCCAGTTCCAGGTGCTATTGTATTTACACCAACATTACTAAATAATTCAAAATTAAAAAACTGACTTGAATTACTATTAGTATCATAATTATAAACTACACTTTCTGTAAATGTTTGTGTGGCTGTATTAGTACCAACTAAACTATTTAATAATAATTGAGCCGCTGTATATTGTGGATTCTTTTTACTGTATGGTAAAACAGACTTATTTAAATCCGTTCTATCAAAGTCATCAATGTATTGATAATCCGTATATTCAAGTATTTTAACTAATATAGTTTTAACAAAAGTACTTGGTAAAACTTTTCTTATATCAACTGTATTACCTGATAATGTTTGTCCGTTATAACTTATTAATGGATAAATATACCCTCCGTTATTAGCTGAACTAGCTACAGCATTTGCATAGTTCCAAATATGATTATATTCTGACCAATCTAATTCAGTTAGTTTTACCTCTTTTAACTTAGCGTAAAAGTTTGTATTACCAGTGTAAAAACTTGCTTTTATACTATCAGAAACTTCTTCAATAGCTAAAAACCCTGATTTAAAATCAAAACCTTCTACAATAATTTTTATATTTATTCTTTTAATTCATACACTTCAGATTTTTTAATACCTCCATTTGTTTTTGATATAAATTCTTTTGTTCAAATAATTAAAACTTCACCTAGTGGAAATTTTATTGTTCAAGATTTTAATATAACCGCTGGAAGTACAATATCAGATACTATATTTTGCCAACAAGGAGATATTATACAATTTAGATATGGACAAAGAGGTAATATCTTAATGATTCTAACAAGTCTAATTCTTCATCTGATATACCAGTTTTATAAACTACCTTATAAATAAAGTTCTTACCTCTATTAATATATTTAACAGTTCCGTTATTATCAAATGTTTGCACATCCCCTATAATTCCTTTAAAGTCTTTTCGTTGGTCAAAAATATAAGTAGCTATACCACCTTCTCTAGTTATCCAAACCAAAGTACTATTATTTGAACTTGAACAAGTTTCTGATAAATCAGTTAATGAATCTACAACCTCAATTATTAAACACGCATCTGTTAAAGGAGGTGAACTACTTTCTGTAAAATAGTATGTATAAGTTCCTACCGTTGTAGGTGTTAAAGTAAGTTTAGTTATAAATGGGCTATAAGTTGCAACAATCCATGCAGGTAGTGAAGATATAGGGTATAAATCTAACTTATTAAAAGTAGATGTTTTGTTAAAATATAAAACATTTGTAGTGTTATTTAACACTCTTACTCTTTGTGTTATCATTGTCTTACTCCATTTATAAACTTATATACTATTGGTAAAGTTTCTTCAAATCCACTAATCTCTAAATAAAAACCAAATGAAGAAAAATAAGATATACCACTACTAGGTATAATAGGATTATTAGTTGGTACTAAATACCTTTGCGCTAATGGATCATCCACTCCATCAACTGTGTTTGATAAATAATTCTCAATTAATTCATCATTACTTATAGCTGAGTTTAAAACAAAGAAGTAATATCTATTTAAAACAGAATTTTGAACAGTTGTTGTATTATCCCAAATCAATCTAATAGCATTAAAAGAATTAAAGTATATTTCACTAGCTACTGGAGTTAGTGCTGTTATTTCAAATATGTATTTAACAGATCCATTTAAATTAATTGATAAATAAGGTAAACCAGTAGTAGTAGAATATAATACAGGTGGTTTAATATCTATAACTTTTGTATATGGTAACTCATTTGAAAAGTTTACGCCACCTTCTCCAATATCAAACCCTTTATATAATGTAAATAATGGCACTCTTAAATGGTAGCAGAAATAAGTATCTAAAGTTATTGTACCTAAATAAGGAGTATCTAATGTGACAATATTAGTTCCAGTAACTTCTAATATTTTAAAAGTACCGTTATATAATGGACTTTTGACATAAATATATTCTCCAACAATTGGTAAAACATCAAAAACATTATATAAAGTTATAAAAGCTTTTCCTGAATCATTACCTATACCATTCATTAACAACGGTTTAAATGAAAATGTAAATAATACATCATCATTTGCTGAACTCCATAAATATGGAACTATATTTTGAGATACATTACTAGCCATTCATAAATGCAGCTTTAAAGTCTTCACCTAACTGAGTTGTAAATTTACTATTATAATTTTTAATTAGATTGTCATTTATTATATTTTCTAATAAACCTGAGTTTTTACCCTTATGTGCTAGGTAAATAGAAGAACCAAATTTTTGTATCTTATTTGTAATTAACTGAGCTAAAGTATCTTTATCAATATCAACTGATTGAATCCCCTTTTCATCCATCCATTTAGATATTTTACCTTCTAAATTAAAGTCAATACCTGAAGCTGAACCGCTTGGAGGTTTACCCCAAATTAAATCATAAATATAATCATTAGCGTAAATAGATAGCCTTGTTTCGGTTATCTCATATCTTAAAGTCTTAGCTAAATTCCCACTAGCATTAACTGGAGCGTAAAAAACCTTATCTACATACTTACCCTTAACCCTCCTTCTACTAACTCGCTTAATTGGTTTTTCTCTAATAACATTTTGAAGGATTTTAATAACATCCTTAGCAAAATTAGATATAACCAATTCCATTGCAAACGTTAACATTTAGGTTTTCCGTTTAATGTAACCTTTAATAATTTACCTGACATTACGTTTTTAATTCGTGTAACTGGATCAAGCGTATAGTTACCATCTGAGTAGTTATAGTTATCTAAAAAGTAATTAAGCCAACCTAAAGCAAACGTATGAGCATCTGACTGTATTTCTTCAATAGATTGGTTTAACTCTAAGTTATCATCTTTATCAAATGATGAATCAGGTTCGTCTTGTTTTAAAAATCCAATAACTAAATTAGCCGATTCAATATCATTAGCTTTACCGTTAAATGAAATAGGATCAATAAAGGCAAACCATTCTTGTATCTCATCTCTATAAGTTGCTAAAGCCGTATCAAAACTACGACCATAACTAATTACTATATTAGGGCTATATAATTTTAAACTTTCTTTTATTTCGTCTTGTAATGTCATTTTTTGTTTTTATAAATTTCCTTTAATCTGTTTTCAAATTCATTTACTTCTTTGTCATACCATAGTAAATTATAAACAACTCTAACTGGTTGTTTTAATACTTCATCTATTGTACTGCCGATTGCTCCACGTCTTGCGAGTTCAACATACGTTCCAAAACTACCAAATTTTTGTAGTCTGTCAATACCTGCTTGCTTTTGTTCATTGCTTGTTTCAAAGTCACTAAGGATGGCGAAACTATTATAGAAACTATTAACTTGCTCAAAAAAAAATTAGCAGTTCCAATAACTTCTAAAAATGGCATCTCATTAATATCTATATTCATTAAGTATTTAATAGCATCGGCTGAAACTTCAAATCCAGTTGCTTCTTTTGACATTAGCTGTTTAACCTTTTCAGCTTTACCATACTCAATGTTACCAAAATCAAAATCTTTAAATTCATCTAATACCTTATCACTTTCAAATACTTCTAAGTTTTCGGTAAATGAAATAACATCAAATAGTAAATGAACTTTATCGTTTGGCATAGTATCAATTAATTGCATAGGTATTTTAGCTAACATTGATAATTGCTTACCTTTGTCACCAACTAATTTAATTACCTGGCACGCTTGCCAATAGTTTAATTCACTCCAACTAATTGGAACTTCATATACTTCTTTATTTATTGTTACTTGTTGCATCTGCTTGTTTCATTTTAGACCAGGTTTCTGTTTGCATTAACTTAGCACAATAGTTAGCTAAAAATATAGATTCACCAACTGTTAAGTCATTAGGGTTTAAAGGTAGTTTTTTCATTCTTGGACTTTTACGACCTTCAGCTTCTAAACTTTCAATGTATGTTTTTACTAATTCCATTTTACAAATATAATTAAATTTTTATACCAAAACCTCTAGGTGTCATTCTTTTTATATTAGGGTTAACTAATTGAAACATAACAGCATATCTAATAGCATCAATCGTGTGATTATAAGCATCAATAGGAGTTCCTGACTTTTTATCTGACCATGAGTAATTATTTAACTCTTTAATAATATTTAGGCTTGTTTCAGTAACTACTATCTCATAATCTTGCATCATTGCAATACCTCCACTAACTGAACCCTCACCTTTAACAGCTCCTTTAATATTTAATCCTTTACGCTTTAACTCATCAATTAAACGAGGTTCTGAACTGTCACCAATGATTAGCTTAGTATTTGCGTGTCTTTTATTCTCTATTTCAATATCGGTTGTTGTCATGGCTTGCTTACAAAAGCACTCATTAACATAAATACGTTTCTTAGTCTTATCTATTGCCACGTTAACTAATACACTTGGATCAATACTAAAACCATAATCCTGACCAAATACATTAGGTATTGAATTATCAAATTCACCAATTGACCAGTTAGTAAATACAACTCCTTCAGCTTTATTTAACCATCCACCCATAATAATATGCTTAAATTTATTAGGATTGTTTATTTTAACTTGTTCAACTTGATTTAAAAACGATTGATCTAAGTGATTAATGTTATCTAAATAGGTAGTATGAATATACGTTGTATCATCTTTAACACCATTAAAACCTTCTTGAACTCCTTTACTTTCAAAGAACCTTTTATAAATCCAATGTTCTTTAGTTGCTGGATTCATAATTAAAACTACCCTATTTTGTATTCCCTTAGACCTAATACTAAAATCTATTTTATCAAATATAGATTCATCGTTTAGTTCTTCAGCTTCGTCAAGTACCCATGTGGTAACTCCCTGCAATGATTTAAGATTAGCTGTTTGATCTCCTGAACTTGTTTTAATCCCTTTGAAGATAATTGAACTGTTAACTCTATCGTTTATTATCTCAGTCTTATTAATCTTAAATAAATTATCAGCATTAAACAACTTAATTTTTTCAATAAATTCAGGTATGATTGACAAGTGAGCAGCAACCATTGTAAACCTGGTAAATAGTATCTTTTGTGATTCTTCAATACAAAGTTTAGTAAATAGTAATGAAGCACTAAACGATTTAGCTGAACCACGTCCACCAGTTATAACATAGTAGCGTGTATCGTTATTAATTAAAGGTAAATATTTACGATTCAGTTGAATCAATTATCTCTATTTTATTAAGAGGTTGTGTATTTTCAGGTAATTGCAATGTATCAACCCTAGCTAATTTAGGCTTAAAGTATTCAAGTAAGTTTGCAAACTGAGCAATAAATTTTCCCATCGTATTTTTTCGTATTTTACGAATTAATAATACAAATATACAAAAAAATTTAAAAGATATTAAATATTTTTTAAAGTTAACAACTTAAATTCTTCAAGTGATCTGATTAAATTTATCTAAAAACTCGTCAAAGTTATGGCAAATAAAATAAATACCTCCAGCACGTTCAATCATTTGTTGATATTCCTTTTGGGCTTCAGACTGCTTATCATTCATTTTAATTTCAATCTTTATTGATTTACCTTTATACGTTGCAGATATATCCGCTGTACCATTCGTGCCTTGCCCTTTAATATATTTTCCACTACCTATCTTTTTACGGTTACCAAGTACATCGGTTACTATTTTACTATCATCAATATACCGACCTGTGTTTGATATACGTTCGGCTTGACCGCCTATGAATGTAATGTAATCGGTTACACATCTAGTTAAGCCATTTGCAGTTGCATCTGTATATTTAGTTCTAACTACATAGTTAGCCGGCATACGAGTACGTTCGCAAGCGTAAGCGTGTTGGAGGTCTGAAAGTTGTTTTAGTGATT